GGGCTACGACCTGGCGGGCGTGCCCAAGTTCTGGGCTGCGTTCGGCAACCTGCTCAAGTCGGATGACGGCTCCGCCACCACGGCGGTGACGTGGGGTGGTGCCAACACGATCGTCTCGCTGGCCAGCGACGGCACCAACTACTACGCCGCTGACAGCGTCGGCATCTACAAGGGTGCGGGCGTCGGAGCCGGGGCCCTGGCCTGGAACACCGGCAACGCCAACACCGTGGTCGGCTGGGTCAAGGGCAGGCTCGTCGCTGGCATCTCCAACAAGATCTACGAGCTGGTGGGTGGCGCTCCGCCCACCCTGCCGACAGCGAAGTTCACGCACCTCAACAGCGCCTTCGTCTTCACGGCCTTCGCGGAGGGCACCAACGCCATCTACGCCTCCGGCTACGCCGGGGCCCAGAGCCAGATCTACAAGTTCACCCTGGACACCTCGGGCGCGGTGCCTACCCTGAACAGCGGTGGCTCCACGGCAGCCCAGCTCCCGCTGGGCGAGATCGTCTACTCGATGTACTGCTACCTGGGCACGTTCATCGGCATCGGCACCAACCGTGGGTTCCGCGTCGGGGAGATCGACGGCAACGGGGACATCACCTACGGCCCGCTGATCGTCACCAACACCAACGGCGTGAAGGCAATCGCGGCCTACGACCGGTTCTTCTTCTTCGGCCACACCAACAGCATCGACGGCTTCTCGGGGCTGTGCCGGGTCGATCTGGGCCAGCCCATCTACGACTCCGGGAACGCTGCCGGCCTGAGGTTCGCGTACGCCACGGATCTGCAGACCCACCTCACGGGTGCGATCACGGGCGTCTCCAACTTCGGGACCACCGACCGGATGGTCATCGGGCAGGTGGCGCAGGGGTCGTACCTGGAGTCGGCCACAGTGCTGGAGCCGACCGGCTACATGAACACCGGGCGGATCCGGTACTCCACCATGGAGCCGAAGATCTACAAGTTCCTGACGGTACGCACTCCGCAGGTCTACAAGGGGACGCTGCTGGCCAGCGTCATCGATCCAGGTCTGGCGCAGACGTCCGTCTTCTCGATCACCGAGGGATCAGGTCTGTTCATCACCGATATCGCCCTGTCGGCACCGAATACCTCAGTGGAGTACGTCCAGGTCCGGCTCGACTTCACGCGGGGCGCTGACACCACCACGGGCCCCGAGGTCAACGCCTGGCAGCTCAAGGCTTTGCCGGGCGCGGTGCGTCAGCGCCTGTTCACGGTGCCCCTCCTCTGCTTCGACATCGAGAAGGACACGAACAACCAGTGGGACGGCTACGAGGGCAGGACCCTGGACCGGCTGGAGGCGTTCGAGCAGCTTGCCCAGCGCGGTGACTCGGTGACTTTCCAGGACATCACCGCCGGCCGCTCCTACATTTGCGTGATCGATGACTACCAGTTCGACCAGCGCGCAGCGCCTGCGAACAATGCTGCCGGCTACGGCGGGTACCTTACGGTGCAGCTCCGCACTATCGCGGACACCGTTTCTTCCTCGTAGGAGAGGTACCTATGGAAGATGCCCTGAGCAGCATCTGGAATGAGGACGGGACGCCCAAGCGTCCCGAGCCTGACCAGGGCGCAGAGCACGCGTTCGCCGACTTCGCCATCAACACCGGCGCCAACGACGAGCTGTACACCAGCTACGCCAACGCACGCGCGAAGATCCTGAAGCTCACCCAGGCCGGGATCGGGGACATGGTCCACTTCTGGAATGGCGAGCGTTGCCGCGCAGCCCTGGTCATCGAGGCGGACGAGGTCGACTCGGACGAGGACATCACCCCCGAGCGCAAGTGGCTGCTGCGTGTCTTCGTGCCCGGCTTCGAGGGCCAGGACGTCGCCACCCCGCACGACGAGGACAAGGCCAGGACGACCTGGCACTGGCCTGAGCCGTCATGAGCTGGACCTGTGGCAAGTGCCACGCCCAAAACTGGACCGCTGGTCCCCCCTGCGTGATGTGTGGAAGGTTCGAGGATGAACGACGAGACCGTGAAGCTTGCCCCGGTAGTGGAGCAGGGCTACCACTACTACCTCTCGACTGCGTGCATGCATGCGGTGGGGCGTAACGGCGAAGACCTGCACGAGTATTGCCGGTCCAACGTCGGCACCGACGGCGAGCACGCCTGGGACAAGGCGCCGGCCAGCTGCAAGTTCTGTGGGGCCCCGTGCATTTGCGTCTGCCATGCCTGAGTGGCTCCCCCGGGACATCATCACTCCGACAGGAGAGGCTGAGCACGCTGCTGTACGGGTGGCTCAGCGGGCTCTGAGGCTGAATCCGACCGGAGATATGGACGAGAGCACGTGCGCCTCCCTGCGGGGCGCACAGAGGCTCTTCAATCTCCCGGTGACGGGAATACTCGATGTAGCGACTGCGACCGCGCTCGACAAGCTGCGGCCGTACGTCTACACGAAAGAGGAGACATGAACTTTCTGACCAAGGACATGATCGAGAGGTCCCTGTGGACTGGAGCCGAGGCGCTCGCGGGTCTGGCGATCACCTATCTCGGCTCCATCCCGGCATGGTGGGCAGCGCCGATCGCGCTGGGGATCGCGGCGATCAAGGTGAACGTCCTGGACCGGATGGGCCAGGCGAAGACTACGAAGGAGGCGCCGGCAGCATGAGGGATTGGGGAATCATCGATCTTCTGATCGTTGGCACGTTCGTGATGGTGCTGCTCATGGTCCTGGGCGTTCTGCCCCAGTGACCCCGGTCGGCGACCTGCTCATCCAATACGGGGCGATTGGCGCTATGGCGCTGGTCGCCCTGTATGCCGCCAAGGTCTTGTTCGGAAAACTGAACGAGGCGCTGGTCCGGGAGCGTGAGCGGGGTGACCGGCTGGAGAGTGAGCTGGCTAAGCTCAACGAGACGGTGCGGAGCGAGTACATCGGCACTCTCGCCAAGGCCACCGATGCCATTGCCGACGCCCTCTCTGCCGTACGGAGAGGGTAGGCATGCCCAGGATCACCAGCGAGACCGATCGTCTGATCGCGGAGTCCGAGCGCCTCCGCCAAGAGATGTTGCACATGGCAACTAGGCTGGAAACCTTCTCCGAGCTGCTGGACGCGGCGGTTGTGGACCTGCGGTCCGAAGCTACTGACAAGACCGAGGGAGGCCACGATGCCCCAGGACCCCGGGCAGGCTGAGCGCCTCGCTCAGGCAGTGATGCTCGCTGAAGCCCTACTGGGAGAGGCTGAGCGCCTGGGCCAGGAGACGGGAGGTCAGATCGTGAAGCTGGCCCGTACGTCCCGCACCAACCGGCGCCTGATCTGGATGACCGTGGGCGGGTTCGCCCTCGACATCGCGCTCACCATCGCCGTGGCCATCGGCGCCCTGCAGATCGGTACGCTCACCCACCGGCTGGATGTGGCGCAGACCGTGCAGCGCCAGAGGGCTCTCTGCCCGCTCTACCAGGTCTTCCTGGACTCCAAGTCGCCGGCCGCCCGCAAGGCGGCGGAAGACCCCATCAAGTACGACCACGCCTTCACGGTCATCCAGGACGGCTACGACGTCCTGGGGTGCAGTGCGTACATCAACCAGGCAGTGGCGGTGCCGTAGCCTGGCGGTGCGAAGAAGTGCATCGCCAGTGCAGAGCCCCGGCTCAACGCAAAGAAGGCCCCGGCAGGGTGAACTGCCGGGGCCTTCCGTTGTGCACCCGCACCCTCCGAGGGAGCAGGGCGCTGCTCGACCTAGGAGGGGTTGGGCTTGGCCGGAGGAGAGGAGTTACCGGCCCTGCTCATGATGCCACGGGATCAGTCTCTGCCACGGTGACCGTGCGCTGGATGACCTTGAACACCACGGCGCTGCACTTCATGATCAGGAGCGGCCGGCCGGTGGTCTCCAGCATGTCCTTCGCCGTCGCCCGCAGCAGCTGGATGTCCGAGAACTTGGTGTCGACGGCAAGCGCCCCGTCGTCGTAGCGGATCTCCCACCACTGCTTGTCGGTGATCATCGCTCCGACTCCGGGATCATTTCCCAGCCATAGCTCTTGCCGGGGGCGTACTCGCGGTTGGCGACCTCCGTCGGGATGTTGCCGGTCGGCATGTCCTTCCAGTTGAAGGTCGAGATGGGCGGCGGGCCACCGTCGCTGGGGCGGTCACCGACCGCCGAGGGAGGGCCCATGACGATCCGAGGAGCGTCGGCCGGCACCTCCGGCTCCGGGTTCATTGGGGCGTAGATCTCAGCCTCCAGGTTCTTCTCCGCAGCCAGCTGCTCGCCGCGCTGTACGCGGATGAAGCGAACCGCTTTGGTCAGCACTTCGAGGATCTTGTCCTCGTCGTCGGAAGACTTCAGCTTCCAGCTAGCTTCCATCTCTTCGCCGATGGCAGTCCAGGTGAGCTTGACCTCACCCCTACCGTTCGTCGTCAGCTTCAAGGGCATCCTCGTCGTCCTCTCCTACGAACTTGGGCAGCCGCGCCGGCTGCAGGGGCCGTACGGAGACGATGCCCTGCACGGTCGCGTCCTCGTGCATGACCAGGATGCCTGCGTCTACCACGGTGGCCGTAGCGCCCGGGGGGATCAGCAGCTCGAACTGCTGACCCCCCTGGAGCTGGTAGATCACAGCGAGCGGTTCGCTCACTTACCATCCTTGCGGTCGTCGTCGGGGGTTGGGCACCCCATCTTGCGGCAATCAGGATTAGAGCAGCTCATAGAAGGTCTCCTGTCGGTACGTCTTGGATTGGGCGGGAGAACTCGTGCGCCTCTTCGAGACAGGGGCACACGTCCTCGCCCTCCTGCCACTGGCATGGTAGGCCGTCACTCAGGCAGGGGGGCGAGGGGTACATCAGGCCAGTTCAGGCTTGGCCGATGCGTCGGTGGGGGTACCGAGCGCCTGGGCAGCAGCCTCGTCGGCCACAGCCTTGACCAGCCGCCGCAGGGCCGGGGTGTCGCAGCGGTACATGTCGCCGTGCTCCTGCACCCAGATCACGACCGCACGCTGCGCCTCCGAGACCGGGTCACCGGCGGGCAGGACGCCGGCCGCGCGGGCGCTCTCGACCATGCGGCGCCAGATGCCACAGAAGTCGTGGCTCTCGGCGAGGGACTCCAGGTCGTCCATGCTGGCCGGCAGGGCCTCCAGGACGAAGGTGGCCTCGCGCTGGTAGTCCTTGCAGTTGACGCCGATCCAGCGGACCAGCGGGTCGTTCGACTCCTGCAGCTTGGCCCACGCCTCGTTGATGGTGACGCGCTGGTCGGTGCTGAGCTTGTCGAGCTCGATGTAGAAGGCGTCATTCTCGGCCCGCCGCACCTCGTGGGAGGCGGTGTAGCTGTCCCGGTTGGGGTACTTGTCCCCCAGCGCCTGGTGGGCCTCCTCGAAGACCTTGGTGGCCTCGGCCTGTGCGGTGACGAAGTTCTGAACCTCGGCGTACATGGTGTTCCTCTCCTGGAACGGGGAAGCCCCGGCTCGGTTGAGCCGGGGCACGTCGTGGGTGGGTCTACATCCAGACCCAGATCCTCTTGCTGTTGCGGATCACCAGGACCCGCTCGCCGTAGCGCCCTACGGTCTTGGGGCCACCCTTCTTGCGCTTCGCCTTGCCGTTGTCGTTGTGCCCGGACCGGTACCGGCCCTTCTCCTTGGGAGCCGAGTACTTCAGCTTCATCCAGGTCACCGGCTCAGTCGAGTCCGGCGAGGACTCCTGCGAGGGCATCACGCCCTCCCTTCACGTAGAGGCTGTTGCCGTCCTCCCCACGGGGGAGGCGGATGACCCTGGCCCGCACCTCGCGGGCCAGGAAGGTGCCGAGCCGGTAGCCGGCGTCGTCCCCGTCGCAGATGGCCAGGATTTCCGCGTAGTCGTCTATGCACTTGGAGAAGTGATCCTTCCAGTTCTCCACGCCGGGGATCCCCACCGTCGGCCATCCGCACATGGACCAGGTCAGCGCGTCCATCTCACCCTCCACCAGGAGGATGTGCTGACTGACCTTCTTCAGGTCCGTGACGTTGTAGAGGGTGCGGTCGATGCCCTCGGGGGCCAGGTATTTGCCATGGCTGTGATCGCCGCACGACTCGACTGCGCCCGAGGTCACGTTGATGTGGCGCTGGATGCAGCGGAAGGTCATCGTCACCACCCCCGCCGGGGTGATGTACGGGATGCACAGTCTGCCCTGGTAACGCTCGTGGCCGAGCAGCGGGTTACGCAGCACGCCCAGGCGGAACGTAGCGGCTGCGGCGGCGCTGACTCCCCGGCTCGTCAGATACGCCTGGCCGGCGATATCCGTACGCAGATCGCTCTGGTACTGCGACACCGCTTGCTCGAAGAATTTCCTCTGCTCGGTCGTGGGCAGATGCACGGTCACACCCCTCCATGGCCACGATCAGTTCGATCGCTGTCCCCCGCACATCGCAGGCGAAGCAGCAGAAGAGGCCCTTGCTCAGATCGTAGGAGAAGGATTCACGTCGTTCTCCATGGGCTGGACATAGACCCGCCCCTCGCTGACCGCGTAGGGAGACCCCGTAATGTTCCAGGACTGGCCCGAGGGGGAGCGGTTCGCGTAGATCCCCGCCAGACGTACGAGTTCGGCTGCGGCCAGACGGAGATCCATTCGCAGCCATGTCCACGCCTCTTCCTCCGGAACGATCAGAGAGGGATTGATCTGGTGGGACGGCATGTACGCGTCCCACTCGGCCTCGGGCTTGTACTTGATCCGTGAGACCAGCAGGCAGAGCGGGGTGCCCGCTTCATCGCGCTGCTTGAGGGTGTCGGTCACCCAGGCCTGCAGCCTGGGGGACTCCCAGTACTTGACCTGCACTGCCGTGAAGGGAATTCCTTGCACGTCCCCCTTGTCGTCCCGGCGGCCCTGCCGCAGTACGCGGTCGGCCAGCGGGAACCAGGTCCGGAGATAGGCCGCGACTTTGCGTTCTGTCTCCGCCCCCTTCCTGCCATTCGGTGTCGTCACTACGCACGCTCCTATCCAGCCACTCGGCAGTGAGGCGCCAGCCGGTGGCTCGCGCCTCTTGGTGCTTGTGGTGCAGCTCCCAGATGACCTCCGGGTGCACCCAGTCGCTACGCCGGGCGTTGCGGTTGATGCACTCCTCCAGGCCTACGTCGGTGAGGTCGTGGACCACGAACGTGGGTACCGCTACACCCCCGTACCGGTCGCAGGTATCCCAGACGGTGTCGACCATGCTGTCCAGCTGCTCCGGCCACAGGTGGGTGTTGTCGAGCACTGCCGTGGCGCCCTCGACGAGGACGGACGCCAGGTACATCTCCTGCATGCTCAGGC